GTACCCCCACATCGCTGATGATAGGGAGGGTCTGAATGGGGAGTAGGCTCCTCTCCCCTTAACACAAAGTAGGTAGGGGGCTAGGAAAATTTTTGGTTCAAAGCAGGGGATAGTTCCATTATGGAACATTGCATGAAATTTTGGAAAAATTCATGCAGACTTCCTAATTTGGCTGTGTTTCACTTCCTGATTTGTCCAGTTTTTTAGTAAATAAACTAGACATTTGGCAAGATATAACACAGCTATATTCTGCCAAAAGTGTCAAGCTATAGCTTTACTTATTTTACATATTGTAAAGCTATTGCTTTACATAATGTGTCATATTATACCCATATACATATAATATGGTCCTTATAAGGGACATTATATTTGTAGGCATATAAAAATAAATTTGGTGGGTAATATTAATTACCATTACCTTTGAGGGTGGAGGGTGGGGAATAAACTCCTCCCTCGACAAAGAAGCTTGGATATGATGATAGTCGTACAAATACTGGTTGGTACACTGGTGCTGATGATAATAGGTGTAATAGGATGGGGATTCTACTATTTCGATGAATGGGAGATAGGTGTAGAACTTATGCCTACAGACTTTAATAACTTTGAGCTAGGTGTGTCTAATAGAAACTACACCCTTACAGAAGGTGGTCTTGAACAGGAGCTCAGAATAGGGCTCCTTTTGTTTTGCTTTATAGCTGTATTCAGAAGATTTGATGCATAATATAGCATTAACTTTCCTTATAACTAAAATAGTTATTTGTAGATCGTAAAGATATACATACCTTTGTGTGTCAACTAATTATGGAAACCAACCCAACACAACCAATTGTACAGCGACTGAAAACTTCAGGGTTAGACAACTATGCTCTAGCTGAGAAGTATTACAGGCTATTGTCAGCTGTAAACAATCTGAGGCTTACAAACAGGGAAGTGCAGCTAATAGCTTTTACAGCTATAAAGGGGAATATAAGTTATGCTAATATAAGGAAGGAGTTTTGTGACAAATACGACAGCACACCTCCAGCTATTAATAACATCATTTCCAAGCTAAAGAAAATGGGGGTTTTTGTAAAGGATGGGACAAAGGTGAAGGTGAACCCTGTCATACTATTAAACTTTGACAAGGATATTATATTACAAATAAGTATGCTGCATGGATAAGCCAGTGAGTATGTCTGTCAAAGACTATCTTATCAGAACCCTAGCAGTGAAGATAATGGTCTCTGAGAAGGTGATTGAAACCATTGTAAATCATCAGTTTCAATCTGCCAATGAGGCAATGGACCTACATAATAGTCTTGAGATTTCTGGGTTTGGGAAGTTTTATTTCAATGAGAAGAAGGCCAAAAAGAAGATAGCAGCGTTGCTTGGCAAAAAGCTAGCAATGGAACGCTACCTGGCTGACCCAAATACAACAGAGCAAAAGAAGCACGCATCTAAGGTGACACTAGAAAAGACAGAAGCATTAATTAAACTGCTTAATAGTAAAGTTACACATGAAGATTAGCTTTTCCCAAATATATGAGGGATGGAAGAACAATCTTTTCCCTGCTAAGGAGATGAGAAAGTACATCAAGGAAGTTAGTGAGGAAAGAATGGCCATATGTGAAGACTGTGCTTTGATATCTACAAAACATAAAACCATCAGACCTGACGTACATTGCACAGACTGTGGCTGTACGTTAGCTGCTAAAACAAAATGCTTATCTTGCCAGTGTCCTCTTGAAAAATGGAAGGCTGTAATGTCTGACAGGGAAGAAGAGGAGGCACTTAAAAAAGAAGTCTATGGAAAATAGAGAAGTGAGAATCGAGAAGATACCTTTAGACAAGTTGATTGATACGCTTGTTGACCTGTACAACCAGGGGGTAGACTATATTGATATATCAGGTGTGCCTGGTAAAGACTTTGACAAGATGGCCATTGTCTTTACAAAAGACTACATGACAGAAGAAGGAGCAAAGACTATTGAGAAATTTGAGGAGACATTAGACTTACAGATAAAAGAACCAAAACTAACAGACGAGGATTTAAACCAATTGATATGAGTAAAAAGACTCCATATATAGAAGTCATTACTATTCTACAAGAACTACATAAAAGTTTTCCTACATACAACATTGGAAGACATTTAGCCACAGCTCTTGATGGATATGGTGACATTTGGGGCATAACAGATAAAGAACTTGCATTTGCTCTTAGCAAATATAAGTCTGAAATAGAGATGGATGTCCCCCATACAGATGAGTCTGAACTAGACAGAATTATCAAAGAAGGTATGGATCTTGATAACATTCTAAAAGAAGAGGAGGAAGAAGATGGCAGCTATTAAAAAAACTACATATATAAATACAGAGCTTGAATGGGCTGAATCACAGCTTGTTTCATGGAAAGCTTATGTTGATGCAAACCCACTACATGAACTGAAAGACAGAATTGAGTGGAAACCTACAGCTAAAGGAGGAATGTTACCTATGGTCATAGCCTCTATTGAAGCACAAGGTAAATTTGTACAAGAAACAATGAAAAACTACTTAGCCTTAGTAGAGGTGGTAGATAAGTTAAGGAGTGCTGAAGAAGCTAAGGTGGAGATTAGAGGTAAGGGTGAGTTATCTGGAGCAGCTGAAGAGTTCCTTAAAAATAGACGATGAACATACAAACTATAGACTATAAGGATTGGTTCATTAACCAGAAAAGGATCCCTGATAGAAATAGTGAAGAGTGCAAACCCTTTCATGATTTTCATAAGGATCTTTGTTTAAATGGTGCAATGATGGGTGGGGTTTATATTAACCCCTTTCTTTATTGGCACCTAAACATCTGGCACACAGAGGTGGATGTAATTGATAGTTATGGAAGGATTGCACAGAAATATGCCAATCCCCTATTGAGAGATAATGAATGGCTTGTGACAAACGAAATTGACAGAGCTCAAAAAGATAAAAGAGGCTTAGTCATTCTAGGTATTAGACGTTTTGCCAAGTCAGTTTTAGAAGCATCCTATATTGCATGGGGTGCAACCTTTGATGAAAACAGTCAGAATATCATTGCAGGCTTAAATGCCCCAGATATTAAACTGATTACTGATAAGATTGACAAAGGGTTGAATTTCATCCCTGAGTATTGGAGATGGCAGAGAATTGAGGATAACTGGAAAAACCAGGTTACACTAGGTATAAAAACCAAGAGTGGAGAACGTATCCCATTCTCTTCCATTCTAATACGTAACCTTGATGAAGGTAACAATGAGGAAGCCATCGCAGGTACAAAACCTAGAAAGCTCATCATTGATGAGATAGGTAAAGGTAACTTCTTACGTGGATTACAAGCTGCAATTCCAGGTTTTACCACACCATTTGGTTGGGGATGTAGCCCCATCCTTACAGGTACAGGTGGTGACATGAAGAAATTCATGGATGCCAAGAGCTTGATGTTTGACGTAGACAACTTTAACTTCCTTACATACAATAATGATAAGGATGACAAACGTGTTCATGGCTTGTTCATCCCAGCAAAGTATAGAATGGAAGCTAAGGAAGACTCCACACTAGGAGAATATCTAGATCAACCATTAAGTTCAGACCTACATCAGGTGAAGATGCTTGTCAGCAATGAAGAAAAAGCTCTTCAAATAACCAATGATAACTTGACCAGGCTTAAGAAAGCTGGAGATAGAATAGCCTATTTAAAAGAAAAGATGTACTACCCAATGGAGGTGGATGACATCTTTTTAAATGAGGATACAAACATCTTTGATATTGAGATAGCTAAGAGACAGAAGAATAGATTGTTACAACAAGAAAGAACAGGTACTCCTGTTGTGTTGTTTAATGATGAAGGAGTTATAAAACATGAGTTTACAGACAAGCTTCCTATTACAAACTTCCCTCTGAAAAACTCAGATCAGAAAGATGCACCTGTCGTAATATATGAATTCCCAATAGACAATCCTCCTTATGGATTGTACGTAGCTGGGGTCGATCCATACAGACAAGGTAAATCTGCTTATTCAAGTTCACTAGGGTCTGTATACATATATAAGAGGATGCATGAAATTACTGGTGAGAAATATCAGGATATGTTCGTAGCTTCGTATTGTGCAAGACCTGATAAGAAAGAAACTTGGGAAGAACAAGCTCGCCTACTTATCAAGTATTACAACGCTAGAACCTTGTGTGAGAATGATGATATATCCTTCATTGAATATATGAAAGCTAAAGGGGATGCTCATTATTTAGAGAAACAACCTGAATGGCTGAAAGAGATTGTACCAAACACCACTGTAAAAAGAGATTATGGTATCCATCGTTCATCAGAGAAGATTATTGACTATCTTCACACGTGTCTTAAGAAGTATATGGAAAATGCCATATTCAAAGAGACAAATGAAGCTGGTGAAGTGGTTAGAGAAGTGTTAGGTGTGAGCAAGATATTTGATCCTGTGTTACTAGAAGAAGTTATTCAGTATAATGACCAAGGTAACTTCGATAGAATTGTAGCTGCTGAACTTGCCATAGCACAGGCTCTAAAGATGGATCCAATTATGGGAAAGATAGGAGGTACATCAGATGAAAGAGTGACATCTATGTTTAAGAAGAAAAGAGGCAATGTGCTTTTCACTGATGCTAGAGGTGATATGTTTGGAAGATCAAAAAATAAATATAAACGCAATAAATTGTTTTCATAATGGCAATTATAAGATATACGAAAGACGCTACCATAAGGTATGCCTATTTGAACATATTTCCAGATCAGTTTAAAACTGATAAGGAGAAGCAGGATGAGAGTTGGGTGAAGAACACAATGGACTACTTTGCAAACAAAGCTTATGCTGAGTATGTTAAGAGCAGAGATACATTTGTAAAGAACTATGACCTTGTTAAAGGTATTTTAAGAAGAGAAGACTTTTATGTTGAACCAGAAGTTAGAAGCTTTACAGATGTGCTCACAGCAGATCTTGAACTTCCTGCCTATGTGAAACACTATTCTATAATGACCACTCCTATCAATGAACTAGTAGGAGAGATTTCCAAAAGACCTGACGCATTTCGTGTCAAAGCATTTGATGATGATAGTAAAGCTGAAGAGCTAGAGTTTAAAACTGAAATGTTAAATAACTACATTGTCAGTCAAGCTAAAATGAAGATACAGCAAAAGGCTATGGCTGAAGGTCAAGAGATTGAAGATGAGGAACTAACTCAGATGACTCTTGATGAGGTGAAGGATGAATTAGATTCTTACACATCTACAGCAGAGAAGTGGGCAAACCACATTCTTACATCTCAGAAGGTTGAGTTTAATTTAAAAGAGAAAGGAGAAGATTCATTCAGAGACTTACTAATCTCTGCTAGAGAGTTCTTCCATATATATGAAGACAACTCAAAGCTTGGATTTAACATTGAGGTGGCTAACCCTAAGAACACTTGGTTCTTAACTACACCAGATAGAAAGTGGATTTCAGATCCTACAGGTCGTGCACAAGGAGCATATGCTGCTGGTATTGTACAAGTTATGGAACTATCTGAAATCATTGAAGCTATTCCTGACCTGACTAAAGAAGAAATAGATCACTTACGTAGTTCTTTACAAGACTATGGTCTTATCAACGTACGTGAATCAAACCTTGGTAATCCTAACGCTATTCCAGGTATTGACTCTGTTCAATATGATACATACGACCCTCTTGTTCTACAAACTAGAATGATCATTGAGTCTGAAATGAAAGAGAACAATGATGGACTTCAAGACTTCTTGGGACTTACATCTAATGTAAGCTCATTTGGTTATAAGTATGTTGTTGTTAGAGCTTATTGGATCTCTAAGAAGAAGATTGGTAAGTTAATCTACACAGATGAAATGGGCAATGAGCAATCTATGCTTGTTGATGAAAACTATAAGAGTAAGACAATTCCTACAGAGATTTCTCTAGAGTGGGGTTGGATTAACCAATGGTATCAAGGTATCAAGATTGGACCAGACATCTATCATATCAAACCATACAAGTTATTACCTTACTGTCCTATCATTGGCCAAACCTTTGAAGTGAAGAATACAGAAGCTAAGAGCTTGGTAGACATGATGAAACCTTTCCAAGTTATATACAACGTTTGTATGAACCAGTTGTATAAACTCCTTGAGAAAGAGGTGGGTAAGGTTCAGTTAATGTCTATCAGACACATTCCTATTCCTAAGGATGGAGATGCACAAGATGCTCTTGATGTATGGGAAATGGAAGCACGTAACAGAGGTGTGGTATTTGTGGATGACAGCCCAGAGAACTTGAAGAGTCCTTCTAGCTTCAACCAATATACCAGTTTAGACCTCACACGTACACAGGAGATCCAAGCAAGATATACTCTAGCACAACAGATAAAGAATGAATGTTGGGAACTTATAGGTATGTCAAGACAAAGACTTGGATCTGTAACTGCTAGTGAATCAGCTACAGGTACCAACGCAGCTATTACACAATCTTATGCTCAGACAGAACCTTTGTTTGTAGCACATGAATATATTATGGGTCAGCTTTACCAAGCCATCATTGATGCAGCTTTGTATGTAGAAGCTAAGAAACCACAATCAACCATCTCTTATATTACTAATGAGGGAGAATCTGCATTTGTATCTGTAAATGGTACAGACCTTAGATTCAGAGATTTAAAAGTTTACTTAACTAACAGACCTGAAGATAGAGAAGCATTCAACGAGATTAGAGGATTGTCTCAAGCTGTTATTCAGAATGGTGGATCATTACATGATGTAATTGAGCTTTACAGCACCAATTCAATCAGACAAATGAAGAAGGTATTTAAGACACTTAAAGAGAGACAAGAGGAAATCCAAAATCAGCAATTACAACAGAAGCAACAAGAACTTGAACAACAGCAACAACTTGGTCAAGCTCAATTACAGTTGCAAATGCAACAACAAGCAGAGAAGATTGCTAATGACAACTACAACGCTGAGATGGATAGAATCAATAAGAAAGAGATTGCACTTATTGCAGCAGAGTCTAAGGGTGGTCCATTGTCAGACATTGATGCATCAGGAACTCCTGATGTGTTGGAAATCAGCAAGTTAGCTTTAGAACAAACTAGAGCTCAGAGAGATTATCAAACCAAGCTGTCTGATATTCAAAACAAACACACGCTGGCAATGGAGAAGCTTAACGTAGAGAAAGAGAAGATTAAAGTGAGCAGAGAGAACCAAGCAAATGATCTAGCTATTGCCAAAGAGAATGCTAAAGGAAGAGCTAAGAAAACTAAATAATTATGTTTGATAAACTGATTGAAATCTTATCACACTGGTGGTACCAGATAATACCTTTTATTATAATCAGAGATTATGAAGAGGCTGTGTTGCTTAGGTTTGGTAGATTTCATTCAGTGCTCAAACCAGGGATACATTTAAAACTTCCCTTCTTTGACGAGGTGATAGATCAACATGTCGTTGTGACAACCCTTAGCTTAGATGCACAATCTTTGTATACAAAAGACAAACAGAATATTGTGGTGAAGGGGCTTATTAAATATAAGATAGCAGATGTCAAGACATTTCTGCTAGAAGTGTATGATGCCCAAGATGCTCTGTCAGACATGTCTCAAAGCATAATTAAAAACGTCATCATGTCTATGACCCTAGAAGAGTGTACAGATACAGAGCTTGACAACACTCTTAGTAAGAAAGTTAGGGTGGAAGCAAGGAAGTGGGGTGTTGAGGTTCAACAAGTTACACTTACAGATCTTGCCCCAATAAGGAGCTTTAGGCTGATAAATGACAATTTCACTAACAAATTAGATTAGAGTAAAAAAAGTTAATGCTATATTATACTGAATAATAGTCCATATAGAGCCTTGTGTCTTTGCTATTACATTAACTTAATATACTTTTACACCTTGAAAACCAAATAAATACAACTACATATGGCTGAAAATCTAGATATGCCCCAAATGGGTAACTTTAGTATTCAAGATACTATGGACATGGGAATGGGAAGTCAAGAGTTATTAAATGACTTATTGAGCCCTGACAGTGCAACATCTAATCCTGATGATATTCAGGACATTAAAGATGATCCTGCTCCCACTCCAGTTAAGAAAACTACTTCTAAACAACCAGCTGCTTCAGAGCCTGCTCCAGAAGAAGATAAGAAAGATGAGAATCCTGTAAAGGATATTCAAAGTTTCTTATATGGAGAAGATGAAGAAGAGGGTGAGGAAGATGATGAACCAGCACCAGCACCAGCTAAAAAGACTGTTGCACAAGATGCTGATAATCAAGAAGATAGTGATGAAGAAGGTGAAGAAGAAGGTGCAAACCAATTCACTGCTTTATCAAGAGACCTTTTCAAACTAGGTGTTTTCTCTAAAGATGATGATGAGGAAGAAGATGCACCAATAGAAACCCCAGAAGCTTTCTTGGAAAAGTTCCAAGCAGAGAAGAAGAAAGGAGCTATTGAAATTGTAAACAACTTCATTGGTCAGTTTGGAGAAGATTATCAACAAGCATTCGATGCCATATTTGTAAAAGGTGTAGATCCTAAAGAATACTTTGGTGCCTACAATCAGATCCAATCTTTCACAGAGATGGACCTTAGCCAAGAGAATAATCAAATTGCTGTTATTAGACAAGCACTTACAGATCAAGGCTTTGAGAAAGAAGATGTAGACACAGAAGTTGAAAGACTTAAAAACTATGGTGACCTTGAGAACGTTGCTACCAAGCACCATAAAGTATTAGTAAAGAAAGAAGCTGCTAAGCTCCAACAAATGGAGCAACAAAGAGAATCTCAATTACAACAGCAACAGGCTATCAAACAGCAGTACTATCAGAATGTAAACCAAGTTTTACAGGAGAAGCTCAAAGCTAAAGAATTTGATGGCATACCAATTAATCCAAAACTAGCTGGTGAACTACAAGATTTCCTAGTAACAGACAAGTACAAAACAAGTTCTGGTGAGACTCTCACAGACTTTGATAAGACTATTCTGGAGCTTAAACGTCCTGAGAATCATGCAACAAAAGTAAAGCTTGCGTTGATCATGAAGATAATGGAGAAAGATCCTACATTATCTACTATTCAAAAGACAGGTATTACCAAAAAGTCAAATGAATTATTTGGTGAGGTTGCCAGACAAGCCCAGAAGAGTTCAGTGAAATCTAAACCAGCAACTAAACAAACTTCTTGGTTTCAATAACAATTTTATATAACAAAAATTAAAAAGAATAACAAATGGCAATTCAAACAATCCCAGGTTTAACTGGTTTTACCTATGCTAGGATCGCTTCTATGGACAAGCGTGCAGTAGGTAAATTGACTGATGCGAACCACTTGGAAAGCTTTCACTCAACTGAGCCTGCTGATTATGATAAAAAAATCATCAGTTTGTATACTCAGAGTTCTTTGTACAGTAATGATTTCCTAGACATGATCAACAAGTCTACTCCTTACTACATTGACAACAACAGTGATGCTTGGAAGTGGCAAGTACAAGTTCCTTACAAGTTCCCTAAAATCATTGACGTTCCAACTTCAACTCAGGAATTATCTAAGCCTGGTATTGATGGTCAAGAATTCCAATTAGTGATTGACACTAATGAGTTCTCTAAGAACGCAATCATTTCTGTAGGTACTCGTCAATATGGTCCACGTTTCTACGTTGTAAAAGATCCAGTTCCTTGGAACGTTGGTTTCTTATACACTTTCACTTTAGTAAGTGATAACCCAACTGTAGATTTTGTAAGTTCAACTTTCTTACAAGTTGGTATTGAACTAGAACTAGTTGACGCTGCTATTGGTGAATTTGACCAAGACTTATTAGGTCTTCCTCGTTTAGGTGAGCAAATTACTATGTTTGAATCTTTAGGTTCTGCATATGGTTATGAGCACAAAATTACAGAGTGGGCTGATGACAAAATGATGAGAGATAGCAAAGGTAATCCATTGGATATCTTAGTATATGCTCCTCAAAGACGTAACCAATTACCTTTAACTCGTAATGATGTTAAATGGGAACCATTTATTGAGTTCTGGATGCGTAAGTCTATGTTAGAATTAAAAGTTAAGCGTATGATCTGGGCTCGTCCTGGTACTGTGAAGACTAATGGTTCTAAGCAAGAATTAAAGCGTACTTCTGCTGGTGTATATCACAGAATGCGTAACAATGGTAACTTAGTACAATACAATCGTGGTGAGTTCACAGCTAACTTGATTCGTGCTGTATTTGGTGACTTATTCTACAGACGTGTGGATGTTAAAGACAGACGTGTTAAAATGTACACTAATGAAGCTGGCTTTGACGTATTCCAACAAGCTTTAAAAACAGATGCTTTAAATTCTGGTCTTACTTTCATGGCTGATTCTGGTAACAGATATTTACAAGGAGAAGGTCAACACATCACTTACAACTTTGCATTCGATGCAATGGTTACACGTGAAACTGGTCGTGTTGAACTAATTCACTTAAAAGAATTAGACCTTCCTCAAACAAACCTAGAATTTGGACAGAACAAGAAGTCTACACCTGTATTCATGGTATTTGACGTATCTCCTATGAGCGATGGTTCTATGGTGAACAACATTCGTGAAGTACGTATGAAAGGTGCACCTTCTATGACTTGGGGTTATATCGATGGTACTCGTCACCACTTAGGCTTTGCTAAGTCTCAAGGTATGAGTTCTGCGAACAAATTCCCTGGTTATGAGATCTGGATGAAAGATCGTTGTGATGTATTCATTGAAGATTTATCACGTACTGTGTTAATCGAAGAAATACCACAATTCTAATCTTAGGGTTAGAATTACTATACAGAGAAGAATTCCCCCCCACTCCTCCCAGTGGGGGAGTCTTCTCACACAGATGGATGGGTTAACTAAGTGTTAACTGCATTCCCTTCGATGGGAACCATCTGCAAATAAACCAAACAAAAAAACAACTACATATGGGTAAGATAGGAAAAATCTCTACTATTAAAAAAGAGTACAACAACTCACAATTGCAAACGATGCAAGGTGGACTTGCTATGAAAGGTTATACAAGAATCCCTGGTACAGGTGTATTTAAGTATCCTTACAAAGAGTTAGATGGTCAGTACAGAACAGGATTAGATCCTAAAGCTGCTTACATCAGAAGAATCTCTGATCCTCTTGAAAGAGAGATGGAGGTTGAAAGAGTAACTGAGTTAAAACAAAAGCTTGAAGATGCTTTGAATGTTGACTTGAGTCCTCGTGCTCAGTTCTGGAATTATGGCTTATCAACTTCTGTTGATGACTCTCTGCACGTGCAACCTGTTAAGTTATCAGATGGTGATAATTTCTTTGACTTAAGTGTACCATTACAAGAACTAGCGTTCGCATGGTTAAGAGTTCATCCAACAATTGCAAGCTCATATCAAGCTTGGGAGCGTGGTGAATATCCAGCAGACATCCAATATTATGTTGCTGATGATGAGATTGAGAATAAGGTGATTTTCAAGAAGAAACAACTTATTAATAAAGCAATCATCAAGTTTGATGATATGACTCCTGAAAAGAAGAAGAAAGTAGCTCGTCTACTTGGTCTCCCAGTATCAGATGATTCTAAAGAAGAAGCTGTATACAATCAGGTGGATAACCTATTAAAACAAACAGAATTCAAGAATGGCAAATATCAAGGGTTAAGTCCAATTGAGGTATTTAACAGATTTGCAGACATGAAGGAAAACTTACTCCATATTAAAGATTTAGTTAAACAAGCCATTGCACATTCTATTTATAGAGTGAGACCTAATGGTAAAGTTTACGAAGGTGAGTTTGAAATAGCTAAGGATGAAGATGAATTAGTTAAGTTCTTAGCAGATGATGACAACCAAGATCAATTATTGACTTTAGAAGGTAAATTAAAAGGTAAAAAAATAGCTTCATTATGATCCCTGTAGATAGTTTATTATACAAAATTGATCAGAAACTAAATAAACTATCAACAAATGAACATCAGCAAATTAACCTAGAAGATAAAATTCTAGCGTTAAATGAAGCTCAGATAAAGCTAATAAAGCAAAAGGTTGATGGTTTTAGTACTGTATCAGGACAAGGTCTAGACTCGTTTAAAAAACGCTATGAAGACCTACAAAGTCTGGTGATGGTATATAACCATCAACCTCTTAACTTAACAATTAAGAACGCTGAATTAAATCAATGGTCTGCAGACATTCATCTGCTCACTCCTAAATACATGTTCTATATTGATAGTTATGTATTAGCAGACAAAGGTGTATGTACAGATAGAAAGATATGGATTAATAGAGACTTGTCTAAGCATGGTGATTTACAATTTTGCTTAACCAACACTCATTACAAACCATCATTTGAATATCAAGAAACGTTCAATTCCTTATCCTCTGATGAGATTTCTATATTTACAGATGGTACTTTTACACCTAAGCAAATATACATCTCATACATGCGTTACCCACAATATATAGATAAAGTTGGATACGTGAGATTTGATGGTACAAACTCTATAAATTCTGACTGTGAACTAGAAACCTATCTTGAGGATGAGTTACTAGACCTTACAGTACAAAACCTAGCAATGTATACAGAGAACCAATCTGCTGTTCAAAGCTCCATATACAGAATACAAACAAACGAGTAATTTTTTCTTTACAATTTAAAATAAAACAAAATGGCTGATTTTTCATTAACCACGCTCTTTGTGGTGCCAGTAGGAAACACTCTACCTAGCTCTGGTTCTACACAAGATTTAACAGCTGGTCAAGTTGGATTTTTCGCTAGTGATTACACAGTGGCTAACGCTGGTAACATTGGTAACTCTCCATACTTCTACGTTGCTCAAGGTAGAGTAAATACTTATTTACAGGGTTCTAAGCGTTCAGACAAAATTGCTGGACCTTTAAGCTCTGGAGGTAATGGTAAATCAAATGTAACAGAATGGTACAAAGTTACAGGATGTTCTACAGTGTCTAACCAAGTAACTGAAGTTGGTGGTTGGACTGTTAAATGTGGTGACATCGTAACATTAACTTTACGTGGTCATTCTTCTTACGTTGATACCCTATACTTCAATGGTTTCACTCGCTCAGTAACTGTACAAGCTCCTTGTTGTGACTGTGGTGGTGATCCTTGTACTGATGTTGATGTGCCTGCTTTAATTGATGAGTTTATCATCAAGTTGACACAACAAGCTCCTGGTGATAACCCAGACAACATTTCTTTCAACACTTTCTACCAATTCCAAAGACGTGGAAATGATCAGAATGCTGTATTAGTTATCTCTGGTAAGCCTCTAACTGTATATGGTCAGCCATGTGACGTTGCTGCATTCCCTTGGGAGTATGACAGATTTTACTTCCGCACATTCGTGTATTCTGGTCCTGCAACTACTGCTGACTTCATTGTTGCTGACAGATGTAACTTTGTTGCTGAACCTGTTATCGTTCAACGCTCTAGCTACCCTCTAGGTACTTCTGCAGAAATTCAACAATTAGAAAAGAATTTCTATAGCTACCAAGCTGGTTACCTTAAGCACTTGTACAGAATGGTTGGTTATAACGAAAACTTTGAAAGCTGGGTAACAGATGGTACTACCTATGATACCTACTATGTTAAGTTTAACGCTTATGACAAATCTACTTACCAGTGGGGTGATTATATCATGGAAGATAGCACTGTAATCATAGCTTCTCCTCAGAACTTAAGTTCTGCAATTGAAGCTGTATTAGAAGGTGCTTTAGGAACTGTTGCTAGTGATAATGGTTGTATTACAACAACTTCTACCACAACAACTGTTTGGCCTAGTACTTCAACAACAACTACTTTGATTCCTTAATAGAATAAGGTAGTTATCATATTAACCTATGCCAGAGGGTGAGAGGATATTTCTCAAATCCTCTGGCATTTTTATTTTAAATAACATGGTCTTAGATATACTGGTAATACCAACCTATAACACCCTAACATTGGGTGTTGCTGACGCTTCAACATATGACACAGATCCTCCTGTTGTAAGCTCCCCTACAATAGAAATAACAGTACCTAACTTTGGAGTGGTATCTTTACCATTTGTTCCAAATGACTTTAATATATTCAATTCTGCATCTTTAGGACTTAGTGCTGTAGGTGAACCATTGATTCCTCTACCAGATGGCATATACTATCTAAAGTATACAGTGGCACCTGCTCTTACTTATAATGTAGAAAAGAACATCATGCGTACTGAGCTTATACAGGAAAAGTTTGATAATGCATTTATGAAGCTTGATTTAATGGAGTGTGATCTTGCTATCAAAACACAATCAAAAGTGACATTGACTAGCATCTACTACATGATATCAGGTTCAATAGCTGCTGCAAACAACTGTGCTGTAGATACTGCTAACAAGCTTTATGTACAAGCAAACAATATGTTAAACAATTTTATAAAGAGCAACTGTGGTTGTTCTGGAAATAATTACATCGTTAACTTTTATTAATATGGCAAACTGTAGAAACTGTGGAGCTAAGGTTGGCTGTGGGTGTCAATTAATTAATGGCTTATGTTCAGCATGTAACAATGCTGTAAAGCAAGCTACAAATCTGATTAAATATGTTGCAGCCAAGATTAACTAACTGTATAGAATGTGCAAGCATCCCTGTGTTGCTTCAAGATATTGATTGTAAGCTAACTGAGTTAGCTAAGATTCAATATAACAATATCATATTCTCTATGAACTATAACCTTTCATGTAGCCCAATTGGTGAACTGTTGAATTACAGAAGAATACTAACATACAAGTATTGTAATCCAAACTATGCCAAAGCCTACTCTGTACAGAGAATAGCTAGTAGAGTTAAAGTTTTAATTCATAAATAAATTATAAAATGTCTTGTTCAAATTGCCCTCCTGAAGCTTGTTACAATGGATGCGTAGAGATTGTGTCTGACCAATGTGTTAGATACACAGGTGATGACGTACCTGCTTTGGGAATACAAACCAATGATTCCTTGTTCACTATAGAGAACATTCTTATTGATAAGGTTGTTTCTTTCTTAGATGGCACTGGCATTGACATAACTATTAACCCATCATATTATTGTGAACTAGTAGAGCAATACTTACCAGAAGGAACACCTAACTTAGTAGAGGTGTTATCTGCTTTGGTAAGAGCTGCTTGTGAGTTACAGACACAAGTAGATGCAATTGATGGAACACTAGCAATACTAAATGCTGATTATGATGTAGACTGCCTAAGTGGTGTAACAGACTCTAGTGATACACATGCTGTATTACAAGCTGTTATAACAAAGCTTTGTATAGTAGAAGCTGATTTAGCTGCTCTTACATTAGATCTTAATACAAACTATGTTAAGCTTGCAGACTTAGATGCTTTGATTGCAGCTTATCTAGCTAGTCAAGCAGGTGGTACAACTCAACAGTCTGCAAAGATGATTCCTTTTGTAGCATATGAATATTATGGTTCATTGTCTAACTTTGATGGAACAGGTGCTGGTATTCCAGCAAATGGATTCAACAAGGTGTATCTATGCAATGGCTTAAATGGTACTCCTGATAAAAGAGGACGTGTTGCTGTAGGAGCTATTGCTAGCGTACCTCCTGTAGGAATTGGTCTTGACCCTGCTGTAGATCCTGCATTTGCTGGTAATCCAAACTACGCACTGTCTGGTACAGCAGGAGCAAACTCAATAGTGCTTGTTCCTTCACAATTACCAGCTCACTCACATAATGCTTTGGGTACAGCAATTGTTACATTAAATGATCCTGGTCATAGTCACTATGTAGGTAACACACCAGAAGGTTGGAGCAGTTCAGGTACCATTGGTATTGTAGATAGAACTCCTACTAATGTTCCAACAACAACAGCTACCACTGGAATTACAGTGACTTCAAATGCTGCTAACAACGTATCTATAACAGTTGAACCTACAGGTGACAACGTAGCTCACTCAAACATTCAACCTGTAATTGCTGCATATTATATAATGTACATCCCTTAATAGAAACAAAATGGTAAATATTTATAATCCATGCTATACCCCAGAAGGACAAACTGCAGGTCCTGGATATTGCATTGGTACAAACAATGTAAAGTATACAGGAGCTAATCTTCCTAACACAGGTATAGAAACAAATGATAACGTAACAGTGGCTCTCCAAAAGATAGACTCTGAACTAGACCCAACACTCTTGGCCCAAGCAATTTTAACTGCCATTGGAAACAGTGTACAGTTAAAAACTGCTCTCTGTGCTCTATTGAGTGAGTGTCCATAACCAACTAAAAAATCAATTTAAATATGACAGTCTTAATAACATTAACCCTAGCTGGGGCAGATACAGGTCCTTTCAACATCTATTCAGATTCAGATGGGTACACTACTCCATTAGCTACAGGGGTATCTAAATCAGCATTATTAGCAGGGTACAGCTTAGCAGGTGTTCCCAATGATGCTACAATCATTAGAGTGACTTCTACAGGAACCTGTACCAACTCTATCGATATGCTTATTGCTAATACCACTACAACAACAACTACAAGTAGTACAACAACAACTACAACTACAGTTCCTCCAACTACAACAACTACAACTACTCCAACTCCAGGATGTCAACAGATATTCTTATATCCTGCAAATGCTACAGCATGTGCTCATTTAGGAAGTTTAGTATTATTTGATACTGACAACTCTTTAACTCCTACAAGATTATGGTTAGAAGGTGAGTGTGGTGTAACTCCTGTAACTGGTGGTAATCAATGGTATTCTCAAGGCCCTGGTGCAGATAGTTATCAAGTAGACAATGGTGGATTTGTTATTGCTACAACAGCATGTCCTTAATATAAAATATCAAAAACTCTGTTTGTTGGTTTACAGAGTATCCCCTGGCCTTTCTAGGCTGGGGGTTTTTGTTTTAACTCTAACAAAAAAAGTTATTCTATATAATTA